CGTCAATTGCACTAACGTTAGTCGGGAAACATCCTCTGAAATTGTAAGTTTTGATTGAAGTACCGTCACGATCTAACTGCTCAACAATCAAATCTGCTTGATAATCAGCAGGATTGACCAGACCAGTGTTTGCTTGGTGACCGTTGATACCATTCATCCATCGTTCCATTGCATTACGAGTACCGAAATCGGTATCGTTGATGATGGTTACTGTCCAAGGTTCAAAGGTACGATCTCCTGCCATTTTCAACTGTCTGCCACGGAATGGTACATCAAAGGATGCCATTATGGAAGCAGGAAGTTGCGCTGCTTTACATAGGAAGGATGTAAGTTCTACATCACCACCCGCATAAGCAGGGAAGTTAATCGTTGCTTTGAACAGATTGGGACGAGCACCGCCCCCTTTTAATTTTGACTTAAAGTCATCTACACCTAAAATTGCCATTTCTCAATACTCCTTATACTGTGCCAATGACTTCTTCAAACTCTACACCTGACCTAACAGCAACAAAGTTCAATGTTACATAGTTAATAGATCGTGCGGGTTTGACGAAGATACTTGCAATGAATTCATTACGGTCAACAACTGCGGGAGTGTTATTGGTTGCGTCACAAACTACTTTAAAGTCTGTGATACCTCTCCGACCTTGAATCTCTCGTAAGAAAGGTTCAACAATGTTAACGAACTCCGCACGAGTAAACTCGTCATTGAATTCGAACATTACGTTTCGACCTGCGATACCAATTGCTCTCTCAATTGCCAAGAACAACCTACGAACATTAATGCGATCAAACGCAGATGGTCGTGCTAGGTTAGTCTTGTCACCAAAGAGCATAACTCCCTGACCGGGAATATTAGCAATCGGGTTAATTCCTGCTTTGTACAAAGTGTCTCTTTCTGCTTTTGTACTAGACAGTACAATATCAGTGATGCCGAGATAACGACCTCGTCTTGCACCCGCAGGTGAGAACCAAGGTGCCGCAACCAAATCAGTTGCCGCCATTAGTCCTGCGGTTGAAGATGCGGCAGGAATCTTAACGTACTGGTCATTGTACTTATCAAATACCTTGAGGTAGTTGTTGTCCTGTACCAAGTAAGATGACTTGGTGTAGGTATCAGCAGTTGTTTTAACAGCAGTATTGGTACCTAAAGTAATTGCCGCATTACGATCTGGTGAGGCAACTGCCACACAATCTTTTCGTGCTTCTGCAATAGAAACTAGGTCATTTACAACAGTCGTTGCCGTTGCTGTATTCGCACATTCTGGCATGATGAGGAAGTCTATTTCGATGTTATCCGCATCATTGAACTGATCGTATCCAGTAGCATAGTCACCAGTTGCGAGTGATGCGTCAGTTACACCACCAGTAAAATCCCATTGGGATTGTTGACTGTTTGTAGCATTCGTCTTAAAGTCTACTGCCGCACCTTCGATTGCTTTATTTCCCCAGTTGTTGGAACCCGCACCGAAGTCACCGTGATCGGCAGAGTCGGTCAAACCCACATGAGGAACACCCGCATAAATCCATTGTGATCTATCGGTTAGTACATCTTTGTAGTAGTTTGAGGTACCATCAGCATTCTTCGCATTGGATGCGACTGATAGGAATGGGAAGGTTTCTAGTACAGTGTTTGCAACACCAGTGATTCCACCATCACGGTCAATAACCGCAATATGAATTTCGTCATTGTTTGCACCTAGTGTTTCAGCAAACGCAGATGTGCCAGTAGCACCATCAAATGAACCTTTGTATGCCCACGCATTGAATGCGTTAGTCGCAGAAAGTGCACTATCCGAAGTACCTACCATAGAAACTCGTAAAGAGTTACCAAGTACACCGGGATATTTCGCAATAAATGCTCCGTCATTACTATCTAATGAAGCATCTCGGAATCCGTCTACAGTATTATGTGTAGGTTGTGTAAAGAAACTAGTTTCTTCAGCATCCCGAATGGTATTCACTCCTTGTGCGTTCTTTGCGGCAGTGGTTGTTTCACGAACAACATACATTGAACTTGAGTATCTTAAAAAATATGCGGCAGAATGGAAATCTACCGAATTGTCTTTGGTGGGTGCCGAGAATGTGCTTACAAGTCCAGTTTCATCAGAAACTAGAGTTGCTTGACCAACAGGGCCCCAACCGAAATTTCCCACAATTGCACCAGTAGAAGTTTGAACATTAGGCACTACGCCCGTGAGATCAATTTCTTTTACTATTACAGCAGGGGAAGCAGAGGGTGTAAAAAGTGCCATAACTCTATCCTTTCGTTTAATCTAATTATAAGTTAACATAATACGGTGCGAACACCGCATCAAATACGGTAGTTTCAATACATTTATTTATAAGAAAGCATATTTATAGAAAATAACTTGACTTTCTCTGTATTTCACTGTATAATTAACTTAGTGTTTGGGGAGGGATGAATACTACCATTCGGTACCACCGTCAAAGGTATGCCATCCTTTATATTCCTGATCATCCACAACATCATTCAATCCATTATCAATGAAACCAACTGGTGGTACATCGTCATCTATCTCTTTCATCTTTCTGGCAAACATCATCTCTTTTAGATTAATGTCTGTCATATCAGCAAAGAACTGAGATGTAACAAAGTATCCGAACATCACTAGATTCATCATTAGGTCATCATGGTTACCATCAGATGCTTCGTATGACTGACCCCTTGATGTGAAAGTTGATATCTCCATGATAGTATTCTCATCATGGATTTCCAACTTCTTGTTTTCGAGAATGTCCTTGATAGAGGAACAACCAAGTCTCTTGGTCTTCCTATTTATCTCTATGCCAATTCGGTCTGCCTTGACTGCGGACTCCATATGAAGGTTCTCATACTCTAGGTCTTGATACAGTCCATTACAGACAACCGTGCCTTGGTCATTCGATTCCACAACAACATATGCCTCATTGTAGAAATTTGCGTACTTATATATAACATTAGGAAAGAGTAAAGGAGATATAGTATTATTGCGATAGACAGCAACCTGTTTGAAAGGTCTCGTGCTAATGTCGATTACGTTAAACGTAGAATAATCCTGTCCTCTTCCTTTTGATACGTCCACACACATAACATATTCATGTTCTTTCTGTGGGTTGTCATATATTAATAAGTCACCCCCTTCACGATGAGATGAAGGTTGTGATGCTCGAAACCCTAGTAATGTCTCGGCATTGATTAGAGTATCACCTGTCCCAAAGAAAGTGTTGCCAAACTCTTGGTCAAACTGTAATTGGGAAGTGTTTGCTATCGTCTGTTTCTTCCAAGCATCATCCCTTCCCGGTACATCGTACCAGTTTACGGTGAACGGAACAAACTCATTTATCTTCTGTACCGCACCTTCCCATATCTTGTGGAAGGTATTACCAATACCATTGGCAGTCGATGTGATAATTACCTTGGTGTCCTTACCCGCAGAGATTACTGGATAGGTGGATGTGTAGAACTCATTTGCTCTTTCAACAAATGCGAACTCGTCTAGGAACAAGAGGTTGACCGACATACCACGGATAGAACTACCAGAGGTTGCCGCGGCAATGATTCGAGAGTTGTTACTAAATTCGATAGAACCCTTGTTGAGTGCCTTGGTTCCCGGTTGGAGAAAGAACGGAAGATTCTCTAGCATCAATGTGACTCGTGCCAACATCTCCCTAGCAGTCGCACCTTTGTTTGCCAACACAGCAATAGTTTTCTCACTATGGAAACAAGCATACCAGATTATGTAACCAACCGAACTGATTGATTTACCAGACTGTCTACATGCGAGTACGATAGAGAATCGATTGTTATTGAAGTGGTCGAACATTTTCTCTTGATATGGGTACAATCTAAATGGGACAAGTCCGTCATCTAGAGAGATTACCTTGAGATATTTTTTACAGAAGTGTACGGGGTCTTTAGAACACTTTATATATTCTTTGACTTCTTCTTCGGTAAATTGGTGCTGTACTCCGTCTCGTTTAACATTAATGTTTCCGAGGTAGGATTCATTCGTCTTCGGGTTCGACATCAATTACATTTTCCACTTGGGTTTCATTCTGTATAAGTCTCTGTAGGTCTGTTGTAGTTCCTACAAATAGATTGTTTGTTGTATTACCGAGTTGCTTGGGTTGGTCATCTTCCTTATTGATTTCCTTGTGTTTCTTATTCAAGTCCATCAGTTTGTCGGTGACATCTGCCATGTTCTTCATCATACCAGATAAGACTTCAAAGGCACGGGGGTGTTCACTCTCTCGTGCGACTTCGATCATCAAGTCCATACTCTCTCTACCCTTCTCAATTATATCATGGTAGGTATCACGAGAGGTAGTATAGTCATCTCTAATATTCTTATCGTTACTCTTATCACTCATTAAGCACTATCCAAGTCAATGGTAGAAAATCCATAGTCACTGTCTGCCGAGATTGAATTTGGGGTTGGAGTAATCTTCTGTGTTTTTACATAGAGATCACTATCAAGATTTCCTGCTTCCTGTAAGAAGTAGTTGTTACGAACATCACGAATGATGTTACCAGTCCCCTCGGGCCCATACAGTGCTATCTTCATTTCAAAGTCTAATGTATATATAATCGTTCTTCGTTGCTCAATAGCACCTTCGTAGTCATCCGAGAACTGAACCCCCGATAATGCGATAGGCACATCTTCGGTCAGACTAGGTATGTCTGCGAAAGGTTTGATTGTCGCAGTGTACTGTGGTGCGAAGTACGGTAGAATCTGTTCTACGATCTGTAGTGCGTCATCCTGTGACTTCGCATAGATATTCAACTGAAACGAGATTGTATATGGAGTAGATGTGTAAATCTTTTGTTTTTTGGTTATATCATTACCTGCTTTGGCAATATTATTAACCTTGGGCAATTGTCGAGTCGGGTCATATGCCATGTTGGTGATCTCGAACGACATACGAGGCAACTTGATTGCTACTCTGCGTTCTGCGTCCTCACCCTTAGACATCTCGTCTAGTCGAGATATAAAGTTTCTCTTGGGTGCGTAGGACAGAGGCACTTTGACCTGAGAGATAGTCTCCCCCGCAGTATTGTGCCTGAGTACATGAAGATTGTTGAACATCGAACCAAATACAGATACCGCAGTCCTTACTCGTTTATGATAAAACCATGTTCCAAACATTATAAGTCCCCAAACGGATTGGACTCTGAGAAGTCAAGGAAGTCTGCTTCAAAGTCATTAAAGATTTTATTCTGCGAATCCTGCTGAATCTCTTGTAGTTCCTGTACCAGTGTCGGTGTCGATACCCTACCAGACTCAGAACCAGTGACGAATTCTGTCGTGGTGAATGTATGGAACTTACCATCAGTTGCTCCTGCGTGAGCAATCTGTAGTATCTTGGTGTCAGGATTAAATGCAGTGACCTCACCCTTCATTTGATAACCAGTACCAGACTGACTTACAACCTCACCGACCTTCCAAGCACTTCCAGTGGTTCCTGCGAGGTTATTATAGTATCCTGACGAGTCCAGAGTTAATGCGTACTGGTATGCTCCCTCTAACTCTACTTCATCAATCTCTGCGATGTCAGTATCAAAGTTCTCATCATTGTACTCGAACAACTCACAAGTCATTCTGAATGTGGGCAAGTTGCTCATCTGATAGAACGGAGTCTCGGTCTCTACCTTACGAATCTCAAATATAGAATCGGAAAGAGTCAGATAAATTAGGTCACCTTCCCTTGGTCGGAAGTTATTCTCTGCGAGACGTTCACCAACCATACGTTTCCATCTTTTTCTGGAAACAACAAAGTTTGCTTGGTCTCGTAGTTCGATGCCAAACTTAGTGAACAGGTCACCCTCACCGTCAAATGCTTCGGTGTTTTCGATATACATTTCTACCTTATAGGCAGAACCAAATGTTGACGGAACATCATCAAGAAAGACCGAGTCCTTGTTGACGATTTCTCGTGGGAGGTAATATACATCCTGTCCATACATCTTGAGGGCTTCAATTATGATGTCCTCGTAGACGTTTTGTTCAGAACGAACACCTTGTTTGAAATACGGGTTCGTTGCCATTATGTTATCCTACAAAGAAGTCTGGTGGAGTGTCATACTCATTATATATTCTTTGTCTAATTGTCTCTATCTCTTGTTTGGCATCTTCGTAAATCTGTCTGCCATTCAACTGTACACCACCGGGAAGGGTCACACCCTCAAACTTAATAAGGTTAGCACCCCATTGCTCTTTGATCAAGGCAGTCGCATATTCTTTCAAAAACAAGTTATCATACAGTTTGCCATTGTTGTTTGCGTTGGAGGCAACATACATTTCGATCATCAGGTTGTCCCCAACCTTGAGGTCTCCACTCTCGAAATCACCCAATATCTGTAGAGTGTTTGACTCTCGTTTGAACTGAATCTGTGGATGTCCAGTGAGTTTCATGTCAATCAAACTCATATATTGTTGCATCATCTCATAGGATGCTATAGAAGAACCTATACCACTACCCATGCCCCACAAATCATTGAGTCGCATTTGATATTTGACATCCATGAAACTGGTGCTACCAGACGAAGTGTCGAATGGCAGAACTCTAAGAATACTAAGGATATCATCAGCATTAGAAAGTGCGGTTGTATCGAGATCAAAGTCAATTGATTTTCGTGTTACCATATCCTGAGTCACTTCGACAGGAAGGAACACTTTATAACTACCTTCTGCGGCATACTCGGTGAACAATTGTAACGCATCGTTCACACGATCTTCTATCTGCTCGTCATCCACATTTATTTCAATCACAGGATGACCCAGTCTACGCAGACAGTAATCTATGAAGTTGTCTCTACTATTTATTCTTGTATATGGCATACTATCTATTTATCCTTAGTTTAGCAGTGTACCTGCGTTGTTGTACACATTAATTCTGTAATGAGACCCGTGTTGTCCATCAAGTAAGTCAGCATCCAATCCACTTGAAGCACCATCTACTGCTTTAATGGCAGTCAATGTATCAGCATTTGATCTATTCGTGAATGTAAATGCACCTGATCCTGAGTTATATGCCAGTTGACCACTTGCACTAAACATTCCTCGGACATTTGCCGAATCTAAGTCCATTACACCGGTGCCACTATTATATGTAAGTCCCTTGTTACCACTGATAGATGCTCTTGCTCTTGCATCTGTATAGTAGAGGTTGGTGTTCTCACTCAGGTTCGCAGTAGTAAATGGATCAAGAGTAATCACATCAGTGAAATCATCTCCACTTGTTGCGATAGTAAGTAATCCGTTTGAACTATCAAAGTTTACACCAGTGATACCTGACACACCGATTGTTCCTGCACTATCAACGAAACCATTTGAGTCGATTGTCAGTACAGGTATTGCAGTGGCAGAACCGTATGTTCCCGCAGTTACTGTAGTTTTTGCGTCACGGTTGACTTCACCAGTGAATGTACCACCCGCAAAGTTACCACTTGCGTCACGGGCAATGATTGCAGAACCAGTGTTTGCGGCAGTAGCAGTAGTCGCAGAGTTGTTTACCTTACCCGCAGTACTAATGGTTGCGAGTTTGGTATCCACGATTGCGGCATCAGACTTGATGTCTGCGTTAATGATTGTATCCGCAGTAATTGCGGCACTGAGTGTTACTGCCCCAGTACCATCAAAGGATACATTGGACGCAGTCACATCACCAGATATAGAGAAGTTCTGTCCCGAAGCAAGTGCTGTCGCAGTAGAGGCATTACCTGTTACCGCACCAGTCAGATTACCTTCAAAGTTACTTGCAACCAGAGTCGCAAGACTGAAAGAACCATCCGCAGTGTTAATCGTTCCTGTTGGTGTTGAGTCATACTCGTCAACAAGTTTCCATTTCTCATCGGTGATATCAAAGAATATACCCATGTGAGTATATCCAACACCACTTGTACCAGTGTTTCGGTTAGTGAAGAAACCAGTATCAACATTAACAGGTGCGGCAGTACCAGACCATCTGTCTCCAGAATCGTGACCAGTAGTCGCACCAAACTCTACCGAAATGTTAT